GTTTCCACTAAGGACACTTCAGTACAGGCTACAACCCATCTAAATGTTGGTTTAATTACTTTGAGTCCAATATACCACTCACTATTATACTCAAACATGTTTGAAGCCATGATAACTGACTTTTCATTGGATTTTATTATACCCATGTACCCTGCTATATTTTCTTTCCATCCACAAATCTTGTATATTAGTTTTGACCTCTTATAGACATCATGAGATTTCTTCACACTCACAAGCATTCCAGAATCATCACTGCCTTGAATAACATCAATCATTATTTTCTCTTTAGTGATTCCATAATATAGCCTTGTTGCTAAAACTTTCATACATTCTTGAACCATTGTGTGGTATAAGCTAGATGTTAAATGCAATATTCCTTGAAACATGTTACTTTCAACTTTTATAACATTGCTACCTTTAGCTATGAAAGGGGCTCTTCCATCTCTCAATCTTTCTCTCATATCGATAAATGTTTGGTCTCCTGTCACTGTATTCATATTTGTAACTAAAGCTGCGATTAAATCAGGTGGTAAGGCAACTCTCTTAACTACCCACAATCTTAGTGTTCTATAAATGCTCTCATGGAACACAGGTGATGTTATTTTTATCAACATTGCAGCAAAAGTTGAGACAAAATGGTTTTGACACCATTTGGCAGCGTCAGCAGATTTTCCAAATGTAACAAATTCAGAATACTCTTCAGTAGCTGCTCTGTAATGGCCTGTAGTAAATCTTAACTTTGTATCTGGGTGTGTAATAGTCTCTGACTCAAAGAATCCACAAATGGTCCTAGACATTTGTTCAATCACATATTGGCAAATTCTTGCTTTTATTTCAAGAATATGAATTTCTCTAATCCCTCCATGTTGCGATTTAGGAAATAAGTCACTGTCCCAATAGCCTTTCTTCTCTAGACTTTTGAGACAGTAAGGGAATAATTGCATAATATGCCTTAAAGGCTTCCCTTGGACTGTCTCATATTCTTGACAAAGCTTAACAACTGCTTCTAATGCTTTTGGTCTGGATTTATACTCTTTCCCAAACATTTTGCGGAATTTTTTACTAGCAACAGAGTAAGTCATCCCTTCTAGTTCCTTGTCAAATGCATCAAAATCCTCTTCCCTCTCCTTTGCTGAGGCCTTTAATGTAGCTAGTTCTGAGAAAGTAAACCTACTAAATCGCTCCACTATAGATCTTGTCACAACAGTTTTATAATCAGGTCCAAACTTTGCTTTTAATAGATCATCAAACATTGTTAGAAAACATTTAAAAACACTTGTGTCTCTCCTATGAGGAGTTGGTTCATCAAGATCCCCAAAAACATCTATACCTTTGTCTCTATTTTTAAGGTGCTCTAGTTCTTGATCGTACAATTTCTTGCATATGGCAAAATTATTGTGAAGCCCAGTTTGTTTATTCTTAGAAATAACATAGCCAAAATAAAAGCTATCAATAAGCATCTCCATTGAGTATTCTTCATCAGTGAAAATGGTTCTTATTCCAGAATACTCATGAGGATGACCCTCACCTACACTCTTCACTGGAGACTTATGAATCTTGGTGACACTATAATGTAGGATATTATCAACAGTTCTCTGTAGAAAATAACACTCTAATCTAGATCTAAGAACTGATGGAAGCCGTTTGACAAATTTGAAAGGATCAGGATAAAACTCCTCTAACTGACTCATATAGAAATACCTTTGGGAGGTAACC